CGGTTCAATCTGCGCAGTAATGGTGTTGAGAAGATCGGTCCAATCCTCTGGAGTGTTGAGATCATCACATCCCCTTACTGTCGCATCGGGCGCAAGCACATAAGTGGTTCCATCCAGGTAAGCCCAACCTTTCCGAAAGGGGGTAGGAAAATTAACATTACCTCCCCCATCAATCGGCACCAAGCCTGCGCCACTGTCGTAGTTATACGCATGGACTCCGTTCCCTAGCTGCAATCGCGGGGTAGCGCCAAGACAGGAAGAGAAACGATAAACTCCATTAGTCGTATCCACCGCCCCCGCGATAGCCACGTCATTCTTATACAGCGTCGCACCCTGGATACGATAAATATCTCCCAGCCAGTTATACACTCCATACCCATTCCCTGCAATAGTGGTAAGGGTCTGATCCAGTCCTGGTCGCTTGTATATCCAAGTTTCCCCTGTCTGGTCATTCTTCTCCACATACCCGTTAACGAGTTTCGCGTCCTTATCCAGACTCTCGCTCCGATTTTCCGGCTCGAGAACAAGGGGGAGACGCTTAGGGAGATCTTCCGGAGCAGCTTGTTGCGCCATCAGCGGAACCTGTTTCCGAAGTACTGCCCGCGAGAATCTACCTCAAAGCGAGTAGGTGCATCCTCCACGTCCCAGTCTTCCAGCATCGCTCGATATACCTGCGCCCGACCATCACAGCGATCAATCACTGCCTGGGGCTGGCCGGTTGCGAGTTCTGCCGCCAGAGCCCACCGCAGGAATATCCGCCATTCCACTGGAAAGTTAATCGTTTCCGTGACCGCAATGAAGTTTGTCACCTGCGTTTGGAGGAGCAAGTGGGCGGTTCCTGTAGCCGCAGTAGTATCGGGGATAAGCCAGAAGAATACACTTAGCTCCGTCTGTTTCTTATTCACGAAGAAAGAGTTAAGGGCACCCGTCTGTGTGACTTGGGAGAGACGGATATAATCACTCCACGCCAGAGGAGTGAGGGGCCGCCGGTTCCCGCTCGAGTCTAAGTAGTAAGCTTCAATCGCCCTCGGCGGCTTCGGCATCACCACATTACCTGCGGGAGAGAAAGTGTAAGTTCCCTGCCCCGCCACAAGGGGGACAGAAGTATCCACATTCAGCCACAACTTCAGTCCCTGCGTCTGCTCCAGATTAATCACATCAGTCAGCCGCCGCATCCCATCCACCACTTGCTCGGAATTAGGCGATTGACCTTCTTGGAAGAGACCTGCGTCAAAGTAGGCATCCTTAATAATCGACGCAGGAGTGTTATCAGCAGGTGCGGTCATAGCTATCCTAGGCGGTTGTTAAGTTAACACTAGCTTGTGCAGAATTTGAACCACTGCTGTTGGTAAAAAGAAACTTTATCTGATAGAGTGTTGCAGAAGCAAGTCCTGTTATTGTAGCAATAGTTTGTGTTCCTGCGGCTCCCACTGTCTGATTTCCTGCTGCACCCGCGACAATATTACCACCTGTTCCTGCTTTCATCTGCGCTGCGGTCGCACTACCCCCATTCGTAACAACTGCCCAGTAGAGCGTTCCTTGCCCCTGGTTAGTTACTACAGAAGCTTCCGTACTTCCGTCAGCCGTCGGCGTTCCCGCACTCGGAGAGGTCAGGAGGGCCGGTCCCGCATTCCCTCCTCCCCCTGTAGGACCAGTGTAACCGAACATTCCGGCAGTCCGCTGGCGGCCAAGCCGATCCCGCTCAGCCATTTCCAATCTTTCGCATATCCAGGATAAGACTACCTGCCGAGTTTGCGGTAGAAAATCCATTCGTACTCAGCAAGATTGTCCCATACTCGTCCGTTGGAGGAACAGTTCTGTAGTCAACTAACCCCCCGAACTTAGTAAAGTCAATGTGTGAATCACAATCCCTAGCCAGTGTCCAGATTGTAGCAGGAACGATACCACCAAATTTAATAGTAATATCGAACCAAACCATACTGTACCACATTTCCCGGATAATAAACTGTGGTCGATTTGCCGGGAGAGGTGGATTACAGTCTACCGGCGAAAAGACCAGGGTGTTATTTAGCTCCCCTGATCCATCGCTCAGTAGGTTAATCTGCAACGTAAGATGGTTAGGGCCCTCCACCAACTTTTGTGTAGTGAATTGGGCCATTTCCGCTCCTTACAGCTCGATCCAGCACACACTACCCAGACCCGCAAGGGTAGTAGTAACTGCCGCCATTACAAAGGCACCTCCCGCGGGAACCGCAAGAGCTCCGTCGATGTAGTCGATGATAGAGTAAGGAGACTCTCCCACTCCAGAGCCGTAGACAGCGCCGCCGGCAATACGTCGCATTACAGGTGCTACGGGCAGAGTTGCCGCATCGTAAGCTTGTGCGACAGCGTTACCTGCGTTACCAAATCCCTGGCAAGATTGCACACCAGAACCAATGGCGGTAAGGCCGGTGGGTGCAGTAATGCTCGGTGCCATGATTGCCCACCCCAGATTATGGACGGCGGCCGGTGCAGTAACCCAGGCAAAACCTGCATCTACAATGTAAAGAGTCTTATTGGAACCAACCGGATTGTAAATAATTACTCCAGTCGCAGTGGTACTAACTGCCACCACACTCTTTGAAGAAACGTTCGCGGCAGTGAAGAGCTGCCCCGCACGATTGTAAGCCAGACGATCTATATTGCTCATTTCAAAGTTCCTTTCAAAAATTAGGCAGCTGCAGGATTGATAAGACCAGAAACATTCGCGGCGTAGGTAATCGGACTGTAATTGTTCTGGTATCCAAACGCACTTCCATGCCCTGTTGCAATCCAAATACCGGCAGTTGTGTCAGCTTGGTAGAAATAATTGTCCGCCGCCAGGCCCGTCCAGGCATTCCCCGAGCCACTCACAAAGGAGCCGCCGGTGGAAGAGGTGTTTGGGCGTTCCCACTGATTACCGAGAAGGTAGAAGTTAGTGAGCTGCCCGGTTCCAGCGGCAAGCACTGCAGCGGTGTCGTTCAGGACGGCAGAGGTTCCTAGATTATTCGCAATCAGCACACGGTCCAGATCGGTGGATACTACCAGCGCGGTTGTGGCGGCGGTAGTTCCTAAGCTGGACACACGATTACGGGTGAAGGAAAATCCACTGCAATTGTTTACCGCCGCACTTCCGGTGAAGATAGTGAGGGCATTCAGCACGCTACTCGTGTCCCGGAACTCACAGTTGTCAATGGAGAAATCATGCGGACCCGTAGTAATTGTACCTGAGGCGAAGGTCTGGGAAACGCTTACCTGATACACTCCCACACCACCCGTCGTGCCAGAGATCTGCCCAAGTATACGTGTACCTGCCGCCACGCCTGTACCCATTACTGCAGCGCCAGTGTAGAGGGTACCGCTACCCACATTGCGTATGCCCTGGGTTACATCGTCACTTTCGAGGAATTGCGGGATAACCTCTACAAGGAAGTGGCGACGAGACGGGCCGAGGCGAATGCGTTCTCCATGAATCAGACGGTGGAAAATGTAGGGGCGTTCCTTTACAACAACGCGTTTAGTACGACCTACTTCACCACGGCGGATGGAGCGGCCCTTTGCTCCACTGCCCACGTGAATGCGACAGGGGGGACGTTCAGTAATGCACTCTCTCCCGCTGCCGATCTGTCCGAGGCCGCGCTGGAGGATCTGACCATCCAGATCATGGGTGCGACGAACGACACAGGACTGCTGATAAACATTATGCCACGCTCGCTGCATATCTCGCGGCAAGAGTGGTACAACGCGAATCGGATACTGAAGTCGGTCCTGCAGTCCAACACAGCCAACAACAACATCAACGTGTTGAAGGCGACTAATGCGTTCCCTGAAGGGATCAAGATGAATCACTATTTCACCAGTGCTCATCCTTGGTTCGTGCGGACGAATGCTCCGAATGGTATGACCTTCTTCTGGAGGGACGAGCCGATGTTCGATCAGGACAACGACTTCGATACGAAGAACGCGAAGGCGGCCAGTTACATGCGCTTCAGCGTGGGTTGCACTGACCCCCGCGGCATCTACGGGAGCAACGGACCCTGATCGTTAGTTAGACTGTTTATCATAGGCACCCCTTACGCGGATGTAACGGGTGCCTACATAAGTAGCCTGACGAGTTAGCAAGAGTGTACCGGCACTACCGGTAAGGCAACACGCATTGGCGGAGCTAGAACCTCCGTCACACTTAGGAGATTGTATGAATCCGATGGGAAGTATTACTAATTACCCGAATGGGTTTGCGAACGGGCTTTCTGTTCGCGGAATGCCACTCCTGCAAATGCAGCCGGGGCAAGTATTCTTCGTAGGAAATGGTCCGATACTGAATCCGAATCAGAAAGCAGGTTCGGATGGGAACAGGGGAACATTCCTGGACCCGTTGGCTACTCTCGACTATGCAGTTAACACTGTGTGTCAGTCCGGTAGAGGAGATATTGTATTTGTCCTGCCGGGGCATCGGGAGACTATTGCGAATGCAACAACCTTCTCGCTGAATTGCGGGGGAGTTGCAATCGTTG